TAAACCTGCATTAATAAGATCTCTAGATGTAGCATTTATATCATCGTACACATGGTCTTCCACTAAACATGGCATAGATCTTAATTGACCATCATATTGAAAGAACCCGTTTTCAGACATCCAATAAGCTGTACCATCAACTTCTATACAAGCGTTCTTTCCAAACAATCCACAGTTTGTACCTACTTGTTCAAATGAGAAAGTAAATGGTTGACCCACAAATTTCATAAGAAACAATGCTGTATCTGTCCAAACATAAATTGCATCTCTACCTCTGATGGCTCCCATAATTTCAGATCCATCTGCAAGTCTTTGTGTGCCTGCTGTATTCGTGGCGGTAACTGTATATGCGTTAGTCCCAGAAATATTTTCTTGATCAGAAAATCTTATAAACATATCGTCTTGTGTTGATTGGTCACCAACTGTAGTTTCGGTTCCAAAAAACACTAAGTGTCTATCGGGAGTAGAAACTAAAACATGTCTAGATTTAGTTGGTGCATTTGCAATAATTGTTGCTCTGTTTCCTGTAGCATTTGTTGCTGCAGCATCCCACTCAAAACATTGTCCATTATATATTAATGCTATTAATTTTGTTCCAAAGTTATCTAATATCCATAATCCTGGATCAATAGTAAAGTCAGAAGATGATGGATCACCCCAAGCAACAAATTTAGAAATGTCTGTAACTGTTGCGCCTGCGCTGTGTCCTGCTTTGGTTGTGCCATTAACTTCTCTTGCCCCACCACTTAAAATATTTGTTGTAGTATTATTTGCTGTAAAACTTATATCCTCTGACCCTATTCTAATTTCTCCTGCGGATGGAAACGCTGCAGTGTTTGTTAAAGGTATATCTGTTACTGTATCATTAATCGTAGAAGCTAGAGTTGTAGTAGCAGCTCCTAAAGCAGTACCAGACCATAAACCTGTACCCCAACCAAAACCACCTAACTGTTGTGCCGGTCCTACAGTGTAATATATTAAAACAGATGCTGATCCAGCTGCACTTAAAGGTGTCCCACTTTCTGCAGTTGCCATAGTTATGGTAAAAGTTGTTGTGGTTGGTATTGATGTCACCATAAATTTATTGTCTTCAAATGTAGCATTAGTAAATGTAGATCCACTTAATCCTGTTACACTATCAAACAAAACAATATCGTCTTCTTGTAAACCATGTGTTGATCCCAAAGTTACAGTGACTGTAGTTGATGATGAGGTGCTAGTAAAATTAGCTCCTGTTATTGTAGTTCTTATAGGATGAATATCATAAAATGTTCCACCAGAATATACATATAAAATTCTATTTGTGCCAAGTGCGGCGTACTTAATACCTGCATTGTCGTCAAAGTGATGAATAGCTCTACCCGCTCCAGTAAGTTTATCTTCTCCTAACTGTTGCCAACCACCTATTTTTTCTGGTGAGCCATATCTAAATCTAACATTATCACCATCAAACCACTGGCCCTCGGCCCCGGTTTCTGTGACTTGTTTGTTGAATCCTGGTAAAAACCCTAATTTTTGTAACATATAAAAACCTGTTTATTAGGTGTTATATCAGATTATAAATGATTTCAATAGATTTTAAGCAGAGGGACTGTGTGGTGGATAATCCCCCTGCAAGCTTAATTTATAGATTATTTTTTAATTTTTGTCAATGTCGTGCTTTTAAACCAGTTAGTTAAAATAATTATACCCAAGGTTTTTATCTAAAATGCTCCAAATGTAAGGGATAAAAGGAAACGTATTAATACTATCATCCTTAAAACTATTTAACCCTTTATTGTTTGATTTAATATATGCCTTTGTAGAATTCCAAGTATCATTATTTATTAAATGTTCGCTTGTCATTTCTTTAGTTTCTTTCCAAAATTTAGAATTATGTATAGAACCTCCATGGTAAACAAAAGCAATAAAATTTTCATAAGATTGTGAAAGAATATCAAATTCATAATTTACTTGTTGCTCCGACTTATTGTTTGCAATGTAATCAAAAAACAATCTATTTATATTGTCATAGATAACACCAGACAATGCTTCTAAAGGCTCATAAAATATTGCTCTGTTTCCGTTTTTAATTATTCTATTGTTTAATAATTTTTTAGATCTGTAGGGTTTAAATTTAAATTCATTTAAATTATTTTTATTTATTTTTTTATTTAATATTTTTTGTAAATCTTCTATCGCTTCATCATCTGTTGTTATTCTATCATTAAATAAATATCCCCAACCCTGTCGGTTAGTTAGTGGAATTCCAAACATCCATCCATTTTTATGAGCATAGTGGTATGTAAAATTCCAATCCCCAGGTTTATTAATAGGGTGCACTAGAGCTTTATTTAAAGGCAGGTTTTTACTTATATAATAATCATCATAAGATTCGGGCCAGCCACGACAATCAATAACATAGTCAAATTTATGTGTGTTGACCATTACCTCTGTGTTAGAATCTTTTAATAAAGCTATATCTTCATTAATAACTTTAAATCTTTCTTTGTATATTTTACTACACTGATCAAAAACAAAAGATTGTAGTTTGAAATTATTAAAATGCAAAGCATAATAATTTGGAAGTATTGGACTATGAAAATTTTTTTCTCTCCAATCTTTATAAAAAACAGAATATTTAATAGTGCAATCTAAATTTTCTTTTTCTAAAGCCGGATTAAATTTTATTGACTCCCAAAGGAGTTGGGGAAGTTGTATGTTACTGCTTTCTCCTATTCCTAATATTTTTTTACTTGGATTAAATATGCAGGTAACATTAGCATTGGTATATCTTAAAAAATGACAGACGGACATGACCCCTACAGTCCCTCCTCCTAAAATAGCTATAGATCCTGAAACGTTCAAAGGTTTATTTCTTTGGTAGTTTGTAACCCTTAAACCAATCAGGTAGACCTAATAAAGGTCTTTTATCTAAATGGTTTTCTTTAGCTGTTTTAGATTTAGCTTTATTATAATGTAAAAATACTTGACCACAGTCTTTACCTTTAAAAGCTTCTCGCCAATGTTCTAAATCACAACCAGAATAGATTAACATATCTCCTGGTTTAAGGTCTACTTTAATACCTGCTTGACCTTTTTTACCTGTTGGATCAAGATAAATAGGCCATGGGTCACCTCCTAGATTTAATGTTGTAGATATTTCACATGAGTATCTATCTTTATGACGAGCAAGGACATCACCTTCTTTATAAATTCTAGCATA